TATAACAGGAGAAGTTACTTCAAATGCAAATGTATCTGAAGAAAAAATTACCGAAGTAGTTAAAGAAATTGTGAAGGATGATGTTATCGTTCTTATAAACCTTAACTCACAATCACCAGAGATTGCAAATGGAGTTGATACTGGTGGTGCAGGAGACCAAGGAATTATGACTGGTTATGCTTGTAGAGAAAACGAACAACTACTACCACAAGAATATTTCCTTGCAAGAGAACTCAACAAATTCATTTTTGAGAAGTTTCCTTTTGATGGTAAAACTCAAATCACTTTAGATAGAAATAGAATCAGAGCAGTTGCCTCTTTTCAGAAAGCACCCACTACTGAACTATACACTTTGGTAACCGATTTCTTCAAAGAATACCCACAATACACTTTACAAGAAATCCATTGTAATCCTGCGGGTGATTGGAACATTGGAGGATTTACTGCGGATGCAGGATTAACTGGTAGAAAACTTGCAGTAGATAATTATGGTCCTCGTATCCCAATCGGTGGAGGTGCGTTTAGTGGTAAAGACTCAACCAAAGTTGATAGAAGTGCTGCCTACATGGCTCGTAGAGTTGCAGTAGATATCTTAGAACAAAATCAAGAAGCACAAGAAGTATTCATTCAACTCGCTTATGCAATTGGATATGACCAACCACTTCAGGCAACTGCAGTAATCGATGGAGTAGAAACTCCAATCGAAGGATATGATTTATCACCAAAAGGAATTATCGAATTTTTAGATTTAAGAAAACCAATCTTTGCAGAAACCGCAAAGTTTGGACATATGGGTGCAGGATTTTCTTGGAAATAAATTTGGAAATATAAAAAATTATTCGTATCTTTGTATAACAAAACTATAATAAATGAAAAAGTATAAAGTTATTTTAATTAGTGGAGGATTTGACCCTGTTCATAGAGGACACATCGAATGTATTAATAATGCCAAAGAACTTGCTGATGAAGTTTGGATTGGTCTTAATAACGATAGATGGTTACAACAGAAAAAAGGTAAAGCATTTATGAACGAAAAAGAAAGACATTTTATAATGAGTAATCTTAAAAATGTTGATTGGGTTTATATAATGAATCCCAAAGACTACGAAGATAAAACTGCAATTGATTTCATAGAACAAGCTAGATTAAAATATATCAAAGAAAATGGTGAATTACCAAAAGGTGTAATGGCATTTGGTAATGGTGGTGATAGAACAGAAACTACAACACCAGAAAATGATACTTGTAATGGATTTGGAATTGATTCAGTATGGGGATTGGGAGAAAAAGTACAATCTTCATCTTGGTTATTAGAAAAGTATTTAAATATTGCAGAATAATGAATATAGAACAATTAGTAAAAGATTATCCCAACGATATGGAGTTGGGTGGGAAGATTAGAGAACTCTATTGGAAAGGTAGAGAGAACTTTGATACTCTAAAAGAAAAAATGAAAGATGCAAAAATCTTTGAATCACCAGATGGAGGTAAAACTGTTTATGTTCGTGGGTGGGGTGAAGATGTTTCTTCAAGAAAAAAAGTTACAACACAATTAAATTTATTCGATGAGGCTAATTAAAGACCCAAATAAGTTGAGAAAACCATTGGAACCAAAACCAATGACTCAAGAACAGATTGATGAAATATCAACAACTCTATTAACAGAACTTACAAAACATGGTGGTATAGGATTATCTGCAAACCAAATAGGTTTAGATGTTCGTGCCTGTGTAATCAATGTAAAAGAACCTTTGGTACTAATAAACCCAATCGTTACAGAAGTATCAAAAGATACCGTTGCATATGTAGAACAATGTTTATCATTAGATAAAACAATGAAGAAACCTGTCAAGACTGTAAGACATAAATCATTTACAGTTGAGTGTGATAATTTAGGAACTGTTATCTTTTCACCAGACCAAAAAGAACCTTGGAAGGATTCTAATGAATTCTTTTCAGATGAGGGGTTATTAGAGTGTGTTTGTGCACAACACGAACTAGACCACCTTAATGGGGTTCTAATCACCGATAAAATCAGAAGATATACAACAACAGTTGTATCAACTAAAAAGTATGGTAGAAACGATAGAGTAATGGTAAAACTTGCTAATGGAGATACTGAATTTATGAAGTATAAAAAGGCACAACCTTTACTTTCACAAGGAGCAGAAATCCTCTAAAAAATTTGTAAAAATGGGAAAACTTATATTTAGATATACAGATGAACTCGTAGAAGATATACGAGAAGCAAAAGAAATTGAACTCACCGTACCAGATGATATGGATATCAATGAGTTTAAAGTTATGTGTGTAAGAATGGCATCTGCTATGGGATATCAAGAAAAATCTATCCAAAAATCATTTGGAGATTTGGTTTTCGGTGATGAAGATGTAAACACATTAAAGGAATTATTAGATGAACTTAACATCAAAAGAAACAATCAAGAATTTGAATGAACGCCTATTTACTCAATCAGCAGTTATTGAAACCCTCTGTGAATTGTTGATTAGTAAAGAAGTGGTTACACATGATGAGTTAGAAAATCTCATTTACAATAATATAGAAACTCGAAAAGACGAGTTAAAAGAACTAACAAAAAAACTCAAACCAACTAAGATACAAATCTCAGTTGAAGATGAGTTTAATAATGCATTTGATGAGGGTCTAATGGAGGGAATGTACTTCGGTCCAATTGGTGAATGTTAAGATAACTTAATATTTATTTGGATATATAAGATATTTTTCGTATCTTTGTAAAAGTATTATCCCAAAAGGAGAAACTATGAAAAAATATAATGTAATAGGACTTGTATCCCTTATATCATTAATACTGATGAGTTTTACAAGTTATATAATGAGAGATTCTGTTGAAACAACAATCCTCAAAGCAAAACCAATAGTAACGATAGAACCTACTATTGAAATTAAACCAATCAAAATTGAAATTGACCAAACACAAATGTTCTTAGATGCAATCGGAATGAGAGAATCATCAAACCGATACGATGTTGTGAACAAATGGGGATATATGGGAAAATATCAATTTGGAAGAAGAACTCTTAAATCATTGGGTTACGATATAACAAAAAAAGAGTTTTTGAATTCACCAATACTACAAGAAAGAGCAATGTTAGATTTACTAAATCACAATAAGAAAATTTTACAGAAGTATATAAATTATTGGGATGGTAAAAAAATCAATGGTACTATAATTACCGAAAGTGGTATCTTAGCAGCTGCACATCTTGCAGGACCTGGTAATGTTAAAAGATTCCTTAAAGAAGGAAAAGAATTTAAAGATGGCAATGGTACAAAACTTACAAGATACCTTACCTTATTTAGCGGTTATGAAATAAATATCGATTAATATGTTAGAACTATTTACAACCTATAATATCATTATTGGTATTTCGGTTATCACAAATGTTATATTATTGGTAGGTGTTAGAAACCTACTTAGACAGAACGAACAGTTGGAAGATAGATTAGTTGAAACCAATGATTTCGTAAAGAATAAAGTAGAAGCATCACTTGATAGAATGAGACAATTAGATTTCAAACAAGCCTTTGAAAAAGATGATGAAGTTGGTGTAACTTTCCAAGAATTAAAAAAAGTAGTTGAAGAACTAAACAACGACCTATAATATGGCCAAACAAAGAAGAAAAAAATCCAAAATATATTTTGGTACTCCTGCACAAGAAGCAATCATAGAATACAACAAATCAAAAGACCCAGCAGAAAGGTCTAAGATTTACGAAACAAGAATTAAATATCCTTTTGAAAAACTTGCAGAAAATGTTTTAAACACATTTAAATTTACTTACTTTGATGTTCCTAAGAAAGATATACAAACAGAAGTAGTTTCTACAATGGTAGAAAAAATGCATATGTTTAAAGAAGGTAAGGGGAGAGCGTTTTCATACTTTACTATTATTGCAAAAAACCATCTTATCTTAAAAAATAATGGAAATTATAAAAGGTGGAAACAAAATTCACTTCTTTCAGAGATGCCAGAAACTTGGAATCCTGAAAATGATTTTGAAGTAGTACAAGAGAATAATGAGTTTAAAGAATTTAAATATATGATGATTGCATATTGGGATAGAAATTTAAACTCCGTATTTACAAAGAAAAGAGATTTACAAATTGCTGATGCCGTATTAGAATTATTTAGACGAAGTGACCATATAGAAAACTTTAATAAAAAACATCTATACCTACTTATAAGAGAGATGACTGATTGTAAAACTCACTACATCACCAAAGTTGTAAATGTAATGAAACAACATCAGAAAAAAATGTTAAATGAGTATCTTGAACATGGTGAGTTTAAAGAACCAAATAGAAAACCATTTTGGCAAAAACCAACTCAAGAAGATGAGGGTGAGAACCCATATTTAGATAACGAATTTTTATAGAAAAAAATGAAAGGTTATATTTTAGGAATATCGTGTGGATATCACGATAGTGCAGCTGCACTGATTAAAGATGGAAAAGTTTTAGGAGCGGTAGAAGAAGAAAGATTTACTGGTATAAAACACGATTCATCTTTTCCTATTAATACAATCCAATGGTTATACAAAGAATTCAAAATAGAAGGTGAGGATATAGAATCAGTTGCTTTCTATGATAATCCCAAAACCAAATTAGATAGAATACAAAAATCTCTTAAACGAGGACCTATATCTCAATATTTTAATCGTGGTAAAATTCTAAAAAGAAATAAAATAAAATACGATACTTTTGAAAAACAAATTTATGGTATTACACATACCAACGTAAATATATTTTATTCAGACCACCACCTTTCACACGCATCATATTCCTTTTACACATCTCCATATGATAGAGCATCTATTCTTTCGGTAGATGGAGTTGGTGAATGGGAAACAACCACTCTTTGGTATGGTGAAGGAAATAAGATTTCAAAAATACAACAGATTAACTTCCCACATTCACTTGGGATGTTATATTCAGCCTTTACTGCTTTCTTAGGTTTCAAACCAAACGAAGGTGAGTACAAAGTTATGGGTTTGGCTCCATATGGTGACCCAAAAACGTTTCTTAATAAATTTAGGAAACTATATACCCTCACAGATGATGGTGGATTCGAACTGAATATGGAATACTTTACATATGATTGGTCAGATACTCATATGTTTAACGAGAAGTTGGGACAACTCTTGGGTATTCCAAATCGGTTACCTGAAGATAATTTAAATCAACCTCACAAAGATTTATCAGCAACTCTACAACACGAATACGAATTTCTATTCTTTAGATTAGTAAATAGATTATTCGCAGTTCGTTCATCTAACAATTTATGTTTGAGTGGTGGATGTGCATACAATGGAACTGCAAATGGAAAGATATTAGAGAAATCAAACTTTAAGAATGTTTGGATTCCACCTGCTCCATCTGATGCTGGTTCTGCTATCGGTGCCGCACTTCATGTTTATTTCGAAATGGGGGGAACTCAAAAGGTAGATAACACAACTCCTTATCTTGGTCCTCACTACAAAAACGAAGATGTAGAAAAGGCTTTAGAAGAAATGGATGTAGATGTTTGGTTCGAAAAGAAATCACATTCAGAAATAATTCCTTTAATCTCAAAAGAAATCACAGAAGGAAATGTAGTAGGTTGGTTTGAAGGTAAAATGGAATTTGGTTCTCGTGCATTAGGAAATCGTTCTATTTTAGCAAATCCATGTGACCCACAAATGAAATCAAGGGTAAATCGAGTAATTAAAAAGAGAGAAGGATTCAGACCCTTTGCTCCAATGGTAAAGTTAGAAGAACAAACAAAATACTTTGATTATAAAAAAGAAGTTCCTTATATGAATCAAGTGGTAAAGGTAAAAGAAGAGCATCAATCTAAATTACCAGCAATCACTCATGTTGATGGTTCTGCAAGAATTCAATCAGTTACCAAAAGACAACATAAGAGAATCTACGAACTTCTCACACAACTTCACAAAGATAATGGATATCCAATAGTTCTCAACACTTCATTCAATTTAAAAGACCAAACAATGGTTTTAGACCCAAGAACTGCAATCGAAACTTTCTTAGATTGTGAAATGGATACTTTAGTAATTCACAATTATATTATAAAGAAAAAGATTTTATAAGATATTTATGATTATAGAAGGGATGGAAAAAACTTTTAAAGTTCGTTAGTTTAGAAACACTACTAGCATCCATATGATACCCTAATCGTAATTCAAAATGATTCGATAGAAACCCACCAATAGGTGGGTTTGGTTTTTTATATAAATTCCACTTTAACTTAACACTAAATTAACATTACATAACATTTTCTTAACATTGGTGTATTTATAATAAAGAGGAATACCTATGAGAACACAACATTTACTTTTAGTAAAAATGGTTAAGATAGTGTGTATTCTTTTATTAGCACTATTTAGTACACCAATTTTCTCCCAAACTTCAGAAGGAGAAATAAAAAAGTACAAACAAGATTGTCAAACAGGTTACTTCATCAAGAAAGATGGTAAATGGTTAAGACATGGTATATGGAAACATCACTATGCATCTGCCGAGTATGACAATGGACAAATGGTTTGGATTGAATTAAAAGATGGTAGAAAGTTTACCTCAGAACAAATCAAAATCAAACAATTAGAATTAAAGATTGCGAGATTAGAAGAAAGAATCGCATCTAACTAAAATCTAAAACCCACCAACTCGGTGGGTTTTTTTTCATATATATTTTATTAAATACAAACGATAATTGAGGATTCCATATATATTAGCTAATTTTTTTATGGACTTTTCATAGTTATTTGATGGATATCCCAATGTTTTGTAATATGAAAAAGTTATAGATTGCTTAACCAAAACAAAGGAGATAATTTATGGAATTTCTAAAAAAGATTGGCTCTTGGGCTAACTCATTAACAGAAATTGGTATAAGTATCATCGCTCTTGGAGTAGTATTAGAAGTACTATTCAAAGGTGCAACGATTCCTTTCTGGCCAGATAACTCAGTAGTAGATAATCTAATGAGTATTTTGGGTGGATTGAGTAATGAAGGACTACTTGGTTTAGTAGGAGCATTCATTTTATACCACATCCTTAAAAACAAATCATAAGGACTCAACTTCCATAAGCGCGTTGGATAAAAACCTCACTTCGGTGAGGTTTTTTTATTCAGTATATTTATATACAACATAATGTATAAAAATCATGAGTACAGATTTTGAATTATTTCCAGGAAAGAATCTAAGTGGATTGTTCAAGGATATCTACGATAACCAACAAAACAAGAAACAAAGAATCTCAGAACTGATTGCTGAAATGAAGAAGGTAATCAGACACGCAGGTGATATGGCAGTTATTGGACCAATCATCAAAGATTTAGTTGATACCTCAGTAAAGAACGATGATGCTTTAATCAAGATGGCAGCAATTGCTCAACGTATCATTGGTGCACAACACAAAGCAGAAGGAGATAGTGGATTCCTTTCTGATGAAGAAAAAGAACAACTTCTAAAACAATTAGATGAAACCATCGCAGAAGTGGCCGATGAACAAGATTTAAAGGTTGATGAACTTACAAACGAAATAGAAGAATTAAAACAAAAGGTAGGTAAGTAACATGGCAAAAGAAATATTAGTACAGTCCTATAAAAATAAATCAACAAATAAAAAGAGCAGAACTAGTAGTGTAACTGGAATAGTTATAGATGTTATATTAGATGATGATACTTCTCCTGACTTATCAATAAATGATACTGATAATTTTTCCACTAGTAAAGATACTAGATTTGTTGGATGTGTTCTTGTTAAAAAAACTAAAAGTTTAGAATCTTCTTTTAAATATACAGGAGAACCAATTCCCCCTTTTAATACAGACGAGGACCTTCCTTTAAAAAATGAAGAAGTTGAGTTAATAAAGTTAGGAAATAGTTTATATTACAAACGATTAAATTCAACCGACTTAAATGTTGGAAATGCATTTGAAGGGAAAACAACAAGAAGTTTTAAGGCAGATGAAAAAGAATCTCCATCTGGTGACTATTCATCAACCTCCTCTACTGGTACTTCAAAATCATCTGCAACAGATAATGATGAAAAAATAGGTAAGTATTTTGAACCTACCCAAGTAAATAGATTATTAAAATATGAAGGTGATAAAATAATTGAATCTAGATTTGGACAATCTATTAGATTTAGTGGATACAATAATCAAGATGAAGAATTGTCACCAACTATTATAATAAGAAATAGACAAAACTCTGAAAGTTTATCTAAATTAAAAAGATTTGATTCTGTTGAAGAAGATGTAAATAAAGATGGTTCAACGATATTACTTTCATCTAACAAATATAAAATCGATTTTCAACCTGGCACTGTTGATGATGGTGGTTCGTCTGATTTTGAAACAAATCCAATTAACTTTGAATTACCACAAGAATATACAGGATTTGACCAAATGTTGTTATCATCTGAAAGAATTATCTTATCTGCTAAATCACAAGAGATGATTTTCTTCTCAAAAGGAAATTATGGATTTATATCAGATGGTAAGTTTACGATAGATAATGGTAATGGTGGTGCTGATTTAGATTTTGGTGATGATGTAAATATTACTACTGATAGAAACAATGGGAATTTTTCAGTAAATACAGGTAATGGCAATATCTTACTTAATACTGATAATACCAATGAAGCGATTGTTAGAGGTAACACTCTTGTAGATTTACTTACTCAACTTATAGATGCAATAAATCAACAAACTTTCAATACACCATCAGGACCAACGGCATTAGGACCGAATAACAGAGCAACCTTTAATGATATTAAATCTAAACTTAGAGATGCTCTATCAACTTTAAACTTTACGGAGTAAAAGATGTCTTGGAATAGTTTTAAATCCATTATGAATGCTTATATGAGTAATCCGAATGGAGTAAAATCCAAAGAAGATTTTGCCAAACAATTTACTCAGGCATATGATTCTGCAATGATTACTGGTTCTGTTGTTACTCGTGGTTTTGGTGGGTTTCCTCTTCCAATTCAAAAAGGAAATAAAGAGTTAATGGAAACTATGGTAGTTCTTGCTTGTTCAATAGCATTGACTAAAAAAGATAGACATACTTTCATAAAAGATTTAGGTAAGGCAGTATTGGGATATTGGGGTGGAGCAACCTTACAATTAATACCACCATCGATTCCAGCCGTAGGTTCATTTCAAAATATAGCAGCAACAACGGCAGTGGTTTCTAATGCGGGTACTTGGCCAGAAACACCACCAGAATTCCCAACAGATGATAGTGGTAAATTTTTAGATTTATTTATTGCATATGCAACAACACACCTAACAACAGTTCAAGCAATTGTATCTACAACATCATTATATCCTGGTTTTCCATTATTACCACCATCTCCTGGTGTTGTAACTCTGACTGGATATCAATTACCATAAAACTAACAAAGATATATTTATATTAAGATAAAAGGAAATTTTACAAAATGGATAACAAACAACTTATAAAAGTAATAAAAGCACTAGTGGAAGTTGAAGTAGCAAAGAAACATGAAAAGTTTCTTAAAGAACAATTTCCAGCAATACTTGATGAAGCCGTTAAAGGTAAAATGAAAACTTTGAAAAAAACCACACCAACAAATGTGGTGAGTGAAGAAGTAGACCCCTTTGAAGTGGCAAATCAAGTATTACAAAATGAAAGACAAGAACAACCAAAAAGACAATTCACTAAAAATGAAGCGTTAAATGAAGTTCTAAATCAAACAAAACCATTCACTAAAGAACAAAGAGCGGGTGGAACACAAGTTAAATCTGTATTAGATTCATTTCAACCAGTAAATGAAAGTATGGATAAAACAGTTGAGTTTACTCAAGGAGGAGCAGGAGCTGGTTTAGATGGAATGAGAGCTTCAATGGCATCACAAATGGGTTATGGTGACCTACAAACAAGTGGTGGAGCTAAAAAAAGTGGATTGGGTGTTCAGACAGGATTACCAGCTTTAGATAGAGTTTTAAACAGAGATAACTCTGAATTAGTTAAAAGATTTAAAAGATAATGATTGAAGGTTTAATCATATTAGTAATGTTAGGTGTTTCTGTATTTACACTTACCAAAAGTTTAAAGAAAAAGGCTTATGGTGAATGTGGATGTGGGAAGTGCCAATGTGGAGGATAATAAGTGGCTTACGAGTTAGGTAGAAAAGTTGTATTAGATACAGAAGAGTTTGACTCTTATGCATATGGCATTTCATCGCCAACAAAAAGAGGTAATGTTATGTTTGAACAAACATTTACTTCATTTGAAGCTGCTAAATCAAATCTTCGTAATTTGTTACTAACAAGACAAGGTGAGAGAGTAATGCAACCTGAATTTGGAACAGGATTACACGAACTTTTATTTGGTCAAATTGATGAAGATTTTGAAACAAATATACAAACTACACTAACTGATAGTGTTAGTTTTTGGTTACCTTATATTACTATTGATGAAATAACAATAGAAGCGACTGATGAAATGAAAGATAAAAACCAAGTTGGTTTAGAGGTTTCTTTTAAGGTTGGAACAGACGAACAAATAAGTACATTAGGAATAACGTTTCAGGGGTAAAAAATGGCTTTAAACGCAAGAAATAATACAAGTGGTAGAAATATAAATTATCTTAATAAAGATTTTAATCAATTTAGAGATAATCTTGTTGAATACGCCAAAACGTATTTCCCACAAACATATACAGATTTTAATGAATCATCACCAGGTATGATGTTTATAGAAATGGCATCTTACTTAGGTGATGTACTTTCTTATTATATAGATGATACTTTAAAAGAATCTTTTATAACAACCGCAACTGATAGGGAGAACATAGTGGCCTTATCAAACATAATGGGATATAAACCAAAAGTTACATCACCAGCGATTACAACTATTTCTGTATATCAACTGGTACCAAGTAAACTTAAAAGTGGTCAAAATACAGAATACGAACCTGATAGTAGATTTTACTTGAGAATAAAAGAAGGTATGTTGGTAGAATCAACTGAAAGTGGAGTCACATTTAGGACTTCTGAATTGGTTGATTTTAATGAATCTTATGATAGAGAAATTTCAATTTATCAAAGAGATGAAAATGGAAAACCTGAATTCTATCTTGTAAAAAAACAGGTTAAAGCTTTGTCTGGTCTTTTAAAAACAGTAGAAGTTACTGCAAACGCTTCTGATTCATTTCAAACATTCACTCTTGGTGAAACTAATATAATCAACATTCATGATGTTAGAGATTCAAATGGAAACAAGTGGTATGAAGTTCCTTATCTTGCACAAGAATCGGTTTATATAGATTATCCAAATACAGAACAATATGACAAAGACTTATCTCAATTTAAAGATTCTGTTTCAAACATATTAAAAGTATTAAAGACTTCAAGAAGATTTGTAAAACAAATAAATCCTGATAATACAACATCAATAGTATTTGGAGGAGGAACCGCTTCTGATGATGAAACTTTAATACCTAATTTTAAAAATGTTGGTTTGGGATTGAATTCTTCTATTGATAGATTAAATGACTCATTTGACCCATCAAACTTTTTAAAAACAAAATCATATGGTCAATCCCCAAGTGGAACTATGACAATTTCATATTTAGTTGGTGGTGGGATTGATTCAAATGTATCCAAAGGACAACTTGTTAAAATAGAATCAATTTCTTATGATGATGATGACGGTATATTCACACCAAGTGAATTGAGTTTATATAAATTTTGCAAATCCTCGGTTGCAGTAGACAACGAAATTCCAGCAACAGGTGGGAGAGGTCCTGAAACTATAAATGAGATACGAGAGAATTCATTAGCAATGTTTGGTTCTCAAAATAGAGCGGTAACTCGTAAAGATTATCAAGTAAGAGTACTGTCTTTACCTGGAAAATATGGTGGTGTTGCAAAGGCATATTGTGCACCTGATGGGGAGTTGGATAATAATTCTCCTTCCTCAATATTATCAAATCCACAATCCCTACAACAATTTTCTGATTTGGTTATTTCTTTAAAAGAAAAAGACTTATCAGAATCACAAATACAAGAAGAAATAAATAAATTTTTAGTTGGTAAAAAATCTAACTTAGATGAAAAAAATAACCCATTTGCTATCAATTTATATCTACTTGGATATGATAATAATAACAAATTAACTAATCTAAACAGAGCAGTTAAAGAAAACGTAAAAACTTATTTAGGTGAGTATAGACTTTTAACTGATGGACTAAATATTTTAGATGGATTCATAATAAATATTGGAGTTGATTTTGAAATAAGAGTGTATAGTGGATATAATAATAGACAAGTAATGACCTCTTGTATAAGAGAAATAAAACAATTTTTTAATATTAATAATTGGGGATTCAATACACCTATAAATTTATCTGAATTAGAATTGGTAATTGCTGGAGTTGAGGGAGTACAATCTGTTCCAAAATGTGACGTTACTAATAAATGTGGTGGAAATTATTCAAATGTTAAATATAATATTTCAGCGGCAACTAAAAACAAATTAGTTTACCCATCACTTGACCCATCGGTATTTGAATTAAAATTTCCTGATAAGGACATAAAGGGGAGGGTTGTATAATGTATCACTTTGTAACAGCATCCAAAGATGCAACGATTTACTTACAACAACCAACTCAGAATACTGGCTTGGATGAAATCTTAGAAGTTTCTAAAACTTATTATGGAAACTTAAAAGATGTTGCTCATTCACTTATTAAATTTGATACAACTCAATTATCAACTTTAATTACAAGTGGTGAGGTAACCATGTCATCTGCCGAATTAATCCTTCGAGAGTGTGAATCAAGTGAAATTCCGTTGGATTATACAATTTATGCATATCAAGTTTCTCAATCATGGGATATGGGAATTGGAACTCGCTTTGATGATATTACAACAGATGGAGTTTCTTGGAATAAAAGAACAACAACTGACAATTGGTTGGGTAATGATTTCGCCGAAGGAACTTCTGGTTCATTCAATGGTAAGGGTGGTGTTTGGTACACTGGTTCGGTTGCAACACAATCATTCTCATACGAAACATCTGATATTGAAATGGATGTATTAGAACCAATGAATACTTGGTTAAGTGGTTCAATTCCAAATGAAGGTTGGATTTTAAAACACGATTCTGCAGTAGAAAATGATACAGATGATTATGGTCAATTAAAATTCTTTTCAAAAGAAACAAATACTATTTACCAACCTAAATTAAGAATTGGTTGGGATGATTCTTCGTTCTCTACTGGCTCTTTAACAGAACTTACCGCTGATGATATTCATGTAACATTCAAAAGATTAAAGACCAGATACAAGCGTGGAAGTAAACCTGAAATCAGAGTTTTCGGTAGAGAGAAGTATCCTCTCAAAACATACACCAATCAATACTCTTACACAGATGTAAAATATTTACCATCATCTACTTATTACCAAATAAAAGATATAGTAACAGAAGATGTGATTGTACCGTTTGGAGATTATACAAAAGTTTCGTGTGATTCAAATGGTAACTTCTTTAAACTCGATTTAACAAATTGGGAATATCAACGAGATTATTATATTGAAATTAAAGTAGATAGAAATGGTGTAATCGAATATTTCGAAGATAAGGATTTAACTTTCACAATAGAGAAATAATAAATGGCAATTGATAATCAATTTAGAATTAATGAACTCATAAGTAGTGGTTCCGGAGCTATCGTATCAAAAGATAGTATCACTGGAAATCATACCTTTGTGCAAGGTTCTAAAACAATTGTTCTTGGAAAATCAGAAGGTGGACAAGCTCCATATACACACTTAAAAGGTGAAAGAGATGGGGAGCAGACTGGTAGAATTGAAAAACCAAAATATAACGAAGAAGAGTTAATAAAGGCAGTTGATACTAAAGTTGATGAATTAATTGGACCTCCAAAGAAACCACAACCTGATGTAGTTCCAAGACCTGTATATGAAGATTTAAGAAGATTATACAACGAAGCCTTAGCTGAAATATCAAGATTAGAAAACTTAGTTAGTGAATTAGAATCAAGAATTGCACAGCTTGAAGCTGAGAATGAGGCTCTTAAAATAGAAAACGATTCATTACAATTAAGAACCTCAACTGCGGAAAATGAGGCACAGTCTGCTAATCAAAGATATGGAGATTTATTAAAAGATTTTTCAAACGCTATTGTAAAAGGAACACGAGATGCAATAGAAAGGGTATCATTAAAAGCACAAGTAGAAGGTTTAAGAGCACAGAAAGAAACTCTAAGAGAACAATTAAAATCTCTTAACCTGATAATTGGTCAGTTACAAGCACAAGTAGAAGCCGAACAAGTTAGACAAGCTGCATCTGAAGCCCTTGAAGGTGTAGTTGGAACATATGAGCAAAAAACAAATACAGGTTGGAAACTACCTCAGTCTGAAATTAAAAAACAAGATAAACAACTTTATCTTGAAATATGGACTAGAAATAATAAGAATGATATTAGAGTTGTTCAAGGAACCGCTATTAACGTTTATAACTTCAATGAAGAAGAACCACAGACGTTTACTGCGTCAAGTAATGTTTCATGGTTAAGAGTTGGAGGACCAATTACAGTTCAGCCACGAGAAGGAAATGAAGCTGGTAAAGGTTATATAGGAGTTCAATGGTCAAAAGGACCAAGAACGTCTAAGAGAAAACAAGAAATACCTGGTACAGTTACAATAACCGCTTCTCCAAGTGGAGAACAACACACTATATCAGCTATTATGTTTAAAGAGGTACAAAGATTAAATAAAGATTTTACACAAGGTAGTACACGAAGTGCTGCTGGTTCGGAGAAAAGTTAATAGATGGCAATTAGTAATTTTAAAAATATAGAAAATACCAAAGGATATTTTGTCAATGATAGTGATAGAAAAATCTTTGAGAGAGAAGTCTCCAAGGGTTATTTTGGTATGAATATAGGAGATATTATTGAGTTTGTCATATATGATTCAAATGATAACATATTACCTCAAGAATCAAGTGGTGGTAAATATGTAAGGTACATAGAATACAACGATGATTCTGAAAAGAAATACTTTGGTAAAGTTCAAAAAAATAAAACAACATTAAAATCAAACGATTCCGATGAGTTCTTTATTGATACTGAAAAACTAATTACGGAAGCTGGATATAAGAATGGTGTTTTCAAGACTCAAATATCTCTCTTAAATAGAAGGCTCGGTTCTGAAGATAGAGAGAATGATAAAGTGTGGATACATGAAATTGCTCCCTCTAGAACTGAAATAAGAGTATTGCCAACAATTGATGATAAAACTGGTAAACCGAATTCTGATTTGGAAGAAAGATATAATTGTTTTATAAATGAAAAAACATTTTACTCAGATTTATCTCCTTTTATCGATTCTTTTGTTGAACAATTTGATGTAGAAAAGGTTATACGAGATTTTTTAATTTCTAAGGGGGATGTTAAATCTGGACAATCTTACATTAGTTTAATTAGAGATGAATTTAAAATAGAAAGTTTTGATTTGTTAATTCAACAAATAAGGGATAGATTTATAAAATCTGTTAATTATTATAAACAAAATAGAGATTCTAATATTTTATCTAATAACTACGGCCAACCATTAGGAAATACAAAAGGTATTTGTACTGATGTAAATAATATTCTATATGATATTATTAATATAGTAGGTAATTGTGTTGAATATTCATTGCCAAAAAGAAATGTTCGTTCTGAAAATTCTTTAACCATAGAACAACAAGAAAGTTTAGATAAGGTAAATGATATATTAAAAACAGTAACAAGTAATTCCAAATATACATCTACAATACCATCCTCAGTATCCGCTAAAATAGTTGGATGTAAGAACCCATCGGCATCAAATTATAATCCTGATGCAGATATACATGATGAGGGATTGTGTGTTTTTATTGAAAAACCACAACCTAAACCACAACCTAAACCACAACCTAAATTACAACCCAAACCACGACCTAAACCAGTGGTAATACCACCAAAACCAAAACCTAAACCAGTGGTAATACCAAAACCAAAGGTTGACCCTGATTTCATATTAAATGATTCGGTTGAGTTTACAAGAGAGGTATTGTCAGAACCAGGTGGTTTAGATAGAACGGGATTGAGAGAAAGATATGATACTGGTGATTATGGACCATTAGCTGCTATTTTAGAGGAACAGTCAACTCCGATAGTAACTTATACACCACCGGTAGTAAACACACCAATATCAGTTGGTTCTAGATTTTTAAATCCAATTAGTGATACTACAACAGTAAGTGGTAGAGCTACCGCCTTGAATAGTGGTCGAAGTCCTTTGACTGAAGAACCGAATTTGTTTAATGAAAGAATAGTTACATCCCAAAAAAGATTTTTAAAAGATAGATTTTAAATAGGAATAAAAAATGGCAGCACCAAACCGCAGGGGTAATTTTAATGGAGAAAAAGTAGGAGAATGGACCTGGTCAGATGTGACCGGTACATGGCTCAACCTTGGTGGTATTGCTAATCTTGGTAGTAATATCAGTATTACAAATCCATATAGCGAGGCATTTGAAAAACTATCATATAATTTAGAAAGAAGTAATATTGCTGTTGATGTTGCAACTTCTCTTAGAGAACAAATGGGCGATTTAAGTGGAGTTGGTAGAGGAATACAAAACCTACAAGCAATATATGGTGGAGGTACAACAAACGCCATTTCCATTATTTCTAAACCATATGATATAAAAGTAAATGTTCTCATAAGGAGAAGTCTTTTTAGGGGAGACGTTCATATTAATGGTTCTTTAAATAATAATACTACTAAAATATATAATGTCAAGGAGCTTTCTAGTACTCTAACATATGATATAAGGGAGAGTGGTAAAAAAACAAAAGAATCTTATAAAGTATATAGTAGACAAGTTAGTAACATAGGTGGATATCCTACTACCAAATGGGTGGTTTATGTTGATAAGTATATTAATGGTGTATTCAATTCTAAAAAAACATATGATAAAGATGGTGATTTGGTTATTTTAGAATTTGATACTTCTATTTGGGATACTCCTCCTGTAACCAAAGCCTCACCTGTAATTAGTGATGTTAACGATACTTTGGAAACAATTTTAGAACCAACTACAAGTGAACCAATTATAAGAAGAGCTTCAGGTGCAACTGTAAAATTATCAAGACCATCTATATCAGTATCACCATCATCAACCTCTTATAATTTAAATGATAGTGGTGTTAATATTAGTTGGAATACTACAAACGCAAAATCAGTAAATTTCACTTTAGGAAAAGTTAAAAGAACTTTAGGTACTCGTGGTTCATTAACGTTAAGACCTTCCGATTTTCCAAACGGAGCGGGTCAATATACTGCGTATTTACAACCAGTTGGAGATGGTGGTAGTGGTGATGTGGGTAAGGTTGTTCTAAATGTATTACAAAAAACCACACTTCCTGGTCCTGACATTACCCATATTACTTATCCTCAGAATATTATTGGTAAAGATTTCCAAGGGTATGATGTTGATTTTAGAATAGACTGGGCTTCTGTTAATACTGATTGGGTAGATGTTTATGTTGGTAAAAAATCAAATTCCAATGGATTGGCTTCTAAAAAATCCCCACAGGGTTCTTTGACATTAAACATATCAGATGTTCTTAAAAAAGCAGAAGATAGATTATCGGAAGATACTGATGTTGTACAATTTAAATTAATTTTAATTCCATATAACGACCAAGGTGACCAAACAGTAAGTGGTAAGGAAGAAGAAATTTTAATTAATTTTGATAAAGGTAATCTTAAACTTCGTAGAGGAGATGTTGTAAGAGATATTAGGGAATCAATTAAGAAACAATTTAATACCGATATTCTAAAAAATCAATCTTCAAAATATCTAACTCACATATTACACATAGGAGATGCGGATAATAAGTTAATATCTACATGGGGAATTGATAAAGAAACTTTTTCTGAATATAGAGTTGTTGATGAGATGACGGGTAGAGAAGAAAAAGTAAAAGAAGTAAAAACTCTTGTACTAAAACTTTATGAACCATTACCAAAAGATATACAACCAAACCAACAAGTTTGGATTTCTAAAATAGAATCAATACCAATTATTGAACAAATAACAGTAATTGACGAGGGGGGTGACGATTGTATTGTATTACAACCAAATTTAAATGATAAATTTGTTGATAATGTTGGTTTACAAATTTACGATGATTTAATATCAAGTGGTTCTGCAACCTCAACTAATATTATTAATGAAATAGTTAGTTCTTCTGGTTTTAATTTAGATAAATTAGACATACAGTTTGTTTCTGAATCTGTTTCATTAGTTGGTTCAGAAGAAACAGGATATGTTTACCAAAAATCGGGTGAAACTTATGCATGGAATAATTTTGTAAAATATTCATCTGCATCGGAAAGGGTACAAAACTTTTGGTATAAATTAGAACTTATTGAGTTTTATGATAATAAATTAGAATTGATTACATCTGGTTCTGATTTCACATCTTCTATATCTTTATTAAACGAAAAAAATAGAATAGAACGAAAGAAAAATGAAGTAACACTTGGTTTTGATGCATTTGAAAAATGGTTGTACACAAGTTCATCTGTTGATGGTCTTACATATCCAGGTGCAGGTCAGATAACACTATCATCTTCTACGGATTCTGATTCTACCGCTTGGTATGAGGGGATTTACAGTTCTGCTCAAAATTATGATAAATACAACACATCAAGACTAGTAAATAACTTACCATCTCATGTTCAAAACGAAGATGTTGGTCAAGAGTTTGTTCTGTTCTTTGACATGATAGGTCAGCATTTTGATATTCTTTGGTTATATACTAAAGAATTTTCTAAAAGCAAAAAAATTGAACATAAACAAAAATTTGGAATTAAAGATGAGTTTATATACCAAATGTTAGAATCTCTTGGTTGGGATGCTGATTTAGGTGTTCAATCACAGGCCTTGTGGGAATATGCTTTTGGTAAATCGAGTGATTCTTCGGTAGAAAGATTAACAAGTGGAAAAGATAGACAAAATCAGGTTTGGAGAAGAATTCTAAATAACTTACCATACCTTTTAAAACACAAGGGTACAAAAAGAGCACTTCATGCTTTAATGTCTTGTTATGGTGTTCCTGCTTCATTACTAACGGTAATGGAGTTCGGTGGACCAAAAGACGTTACTCAATCCGGTACAAGTAATTTCACTTATGAGGATAGAACTGCATCTATTAATATAAGTGGGTCTGCTTCCATAACGATACCTTGGAAAACACATACATCGGATTATCCAAACTCTGTTGAAATAAGATTAAATACTCAAGAAAGACAAGACCAACAAATAATTAGTGGTTCTAATTGGTCATTAGATGTTTTAAAGGATACCGGCTCATTGGCTACGTTCCAACTAACTGTTGGTTCTGTTTCCTCTTCAACTCAACCAATACCATTCTTCAATGATGAGTACACTCAAATTGTTGTAAATAGAGTAACTGGTAGTAGTGGTGATGAATTTACTCTTTATGCAAAAGAGGCATTCCAAGAAAGAATTAGAAACGAGGTATCAACTACATTATCCGCAACAACAAAAGCGTGGACAAGTGGTAGTGAAATTAAAATTGGTGGAAGTACATTTAATGGTTCGGTTGATGAATTTCGTTTATGGAAAATTCCATTAGATGAGGTAAATATTGACAACCATACTTTGTTACCTGATGCTATTGATGGTACATCCCCTTCCGCGTCAACCGAAGATTTAATTTTAAGACATGACTTCGAATATCCAAAAAACAGAAATACTGATACTGAAATTAAAAACGTATCAATAACAAGAACATATAGTACTGGTTCAATTGCAAGTGGATTTGATAGTGTTGCTATGTATCCATATCAATATACTCCATATGATAGAACAGTAACCGCAAAAGTTCCTTCAAGTGGATTTAATCTTAATAACAAATTAAGATTTGAGTCTCAATATGAATTGGGAGAAACAAATGTATTATCGGCTACATCAAGTATTGATTTATCATATCGTTCTCGTTCAACCAAAAAGTCATTTGATAAATCACCAATTGATTCTGATAAATTAGGATTATTTTTCTCTCCAATTAAAGAGATTAATATGGATATCCTAAAATCAGTAGGTCCTTTAAATATTGATGATTACATAGGAGACCCATCTGACAATTATAATGATACATATTCTTCATTGGAAACATTTAGAAATTATTATTTCGAAAGATTTAATTTAAATTTCAATGAATATGTTCAGTTAGTTCGTTATATAGAACGAGGGTTGTTTGACCAACTCGAATCCCTTGTACCAGCAAGAGCTAAAGTTGCAAAAGGTTTACTTTTTGAACCACATATCTTAGAGAGAAGTAAAACTAAATGGACAAAACCAACAGGTGATGAAAATTACCATGAAACTGTTATTAACACTACTGAAGATACAATAGTAACATCAGACAATCCACAATACTTAGCTTTAGTATCTGCTTCTGAAGATACTAAACTTAATGTAGATACTCCATTCTATGATGGACACATTAGTGAATCGGATGATACGAGAGTTTCTACTGAAATTTTAAACTATGATGGAACATACTCATCTTTTGATGATACTTCTTTAAGTGGAGTAATTACAAGAAATAGTGGCTCTACTATGGGAGGATTTGAGATATTTATAGATGCCAAACTAACTGGCTCTGCAAATGCATTCTATGACTCAACTACATTCCAACAAGTAGGTGGATTCGGTCCTGAAGATTTAGCCGTGGCTGGATTTGGTTTATATGGTAGTGGTTCTCATGCTATTAGAACACGATTTGATTTATATGGGAATATAGTTAAAGATAGAATTAAAGTTTTTAAAGTAAAAGAATCTTATACTGAATACGAAAGACAACAAGTTAGTGGTTGGCCTAAAACAACTGGTTCGAATGACCAAGTTGCTTATGATGTTGTTGGAGTAGAAAAATATAGAACAAAAGTTACTATACTACCATTTTTAGATTCAAATGGTTCTGAATCAACTGATATTACATCAGGTGGTAATATTGTAGAAGTTACACCTTTAAACGGAACATTTTCAACTCATTATAGAATAGTAGAAGATTTAACAAGTGGATTAGAAAATTCATTCTTTAATGGTTCAAAACAAACAAGCGGAACTACCTTAGATGGTGGTTCACCTGTACAAACATTTACTACTAATCCTAACACACTTAGAGTTAATGATAGTGGTAGAGGTAGTGGTGAACCAATTTTAGAGGTAGATTAATAAAAGAAAATAATTAAAAATTATAAATGTTATATTTATATATTGAATAACAAGAGGAATAAATTATGGCTTATTTAGATAATTCAACAATTACCGTAGATGCAATTCTTACTAAAAAGGGTAGAGAAAAACTTGCAGCCGGTCAAGGTTTAAACATTACAAAGTTTGCTTTGGGTGATGATGAGGTAGATTACACTCTATACGAACCAGCACATCCAAAAGGTTCTGCATATTATGATGCAGCAATTAGAGCAATCCCAATCACAGAAGCTTCACCAGATGAAACTCAAGTATTAAAATACAAATTGGTAACTTTACCAAAAGGAACAAAGAAGATTCCAAAAGTAGAATTTGGTGTTCCGAATATTTCGGTGAACCAAACTTCAGGTCAAGTTGCTTTATCACCAACTACATCCCCAAGTGGAAATTCACAAGCAGGATATACAGTAGTTCTTTCAAACAAAAACGCTGGTTCTGTAATTGGTGAAGGAGCGGGAGCTGGAAGTGGAACTGTACCAGTATTCTTAGGAGATGAAATTACAACAACTGCAGCAGTAGAAACGGGTCTTACATTTACATTTATTCCTAACCCAAATATTACTACTACTATTAAGACAACATTGACTGTATATGGTAACGAAACAGGTGGTTCACAAACTATTCCTGTTACGGTAACCTATGTACAACCAACATAATAAAGAGGAACAATAAAAGATGGCACAAATAACAGGACAAGCAGGAGTAAATTTATCTACCGAATTAGCTAATTATTTATCAGCTAATCAAGGTAACCTCACTTCTGAACAATTAAGTCAAATTATCAATAACTATTTGACTGGTGGTGATAAATTAGCCACTCAGGGTGGTTCAGTAACACAAGGAATCTATAAAAGATTTGGTGAATTTGACCAAGTAACTGGAAAAGTTGAAGTGGTAACTACTGGTTTGTGGAGTGGAGATACTGGTAGTTTAACTACTTTCTATACTTCATCTGCTCAAGTATCCGCTGCAAGTGGAGATTATTACTATAATGTTTATAATACCGCAGAAACTTCATCAGTACAATTCGCAGTTGCATATGGACATAGATTGGGTAGTGGTTCGGTATCATTAGCTAATAATGATAATTCAACAGTGGCTACAAAAGCAACTTACGCACAATACAAACAAATTTTATTAGAACAAGATGATTCTCAATTTACATTTTTCTCATCTTCTGCAGCGGGAACTCATGATTCGGATGCCATCTATGTAATCAATGTTGCTCGAGCAAGATACAAAGAAAAAATGGATGCAGGAAACTGGACACTTTGTTTAAGTGGTTCTAATGGTGTTTCTTATTTCATTGATGATAGTGGTAAGAAATTCGATGATACGGTTGGTAAAGCTGGTAGAGTGTTTAATGTGGTAAGTGGTTCTCTTAACTTAGGAACTGAAAATGCTGCAACTGTTAATACTGCAACTGCTTCTAACGGACAAGGATTTGGATTGTTCTATCCAGACCAAGGTCTTATCGTACTTAACCCAGCCGCTATATCTAATGTAGTTGGTTCTGAACTTTCACCTTCGGATAGTGTAACTGTTGAACAAGAAAACCATAAATTACTATGGAATTCTATTAAATTAGGAGCGGGTTCATCTACCAATCCAGGATTTGAAGCTCGTAGAACTGAAAATGTTTCTACATCTCATTATTTTGTAAGAGCAACAAACAGAGAATTTAATTATTCAAATAACCCCTCATTCGTAACAGGTTCGGATGGAACATTTGCAGAATCTACTTTTGAGAAAGACCCAAAAACTTTCATCACAACGGTAGGACTTTATTCTGATGCAAATGAACTTATCGCGGTAGCTAAAACTTCACAACCAATTGCTAAATCATTTGATAAAGAAGTATTAATCAAAGTAAAACTTGATTTTTAATCTAACTTAACCTATGAACAACCCCACTTCGGTGGGGTTTTTTGTTTCCATATATTTATATAGAGGAATTATCGTATGTTAAAATCAATACCAAAATCAAATATATCTCATAGGAGTTTTAAAGTCTATAAGAGATTTACAGCAGACCAATCAGTTTATCCGGTAATAAAGGCATATTCTGAGGATGGGGTGTTTGATTCCGATACATTCACTAAAGATGAAGGTGTATATGTTCATTTGATTTATAAATCAATTGAAAAAAAATATTATACTGATAATGGTTTATTAAACAATTATGGTTTAACTAATAAAAATCGTACATTTGCGGAAGAACGAGAATTTGGTGATACTATTTATGTAATAAAAATAAATCAATCAAAATTTGGTGAGAGAATCAAACCAGGTTCTTTAGACATTACAGATACAGATAGAAACATTACATATATAGATAGTGGTGATGGTAGATTGACAAGTTCTTCTCCAACTTATGTTATAACAAGTTTAGATGTTGAAAATGGAACATTGACTTTATCGATAGATGGTAATGATGTCATTTTAACAGTTACTTCAATTGATTTGGAAACAGGTGCTGCAATTTTGACCTATGGTTCTTCTACTGATACTGAATTTATATCTATTATTGATTTTGAAAATGATACAATTACTTTTACTGCTGAACTTCAGTTTGGTAGTTTGCAATTTCCAAGACAAGATTTTGGAAATATATTTTACTCAGATGGTTTAATTGTATTTACAGAACTTGATGTTGATTTAGAAAATTATGAAATAGAATATAGAGCAACACAAACAATACACGAAACCGAAGTTTTACTTGAAGCAAAATCAGGCGAATTTAATTTCTCACAAAACCCATCTGCTGTTGATGTTACACTTAGTGGTTCGTATGATTTTACTACAACCGCAATTACAAATGTATCACCTGCTAAAACAGTTAAAATTAAAGAAGTTTTAGATATATCACAAAAAACATCTTATGATGGTTCATATGGTTCTAATACTGGCTCTTGGGATGATTATGATAATTATAAAATTACAGACCCAACTGGTTCATATTTAGCTCCGTTTGTAACAACTATTGGGTTATATGATAACGAAGGTAATATGATTGCGGTAGCTAAATTACCTCAACCAATTAAGAATTTACCAGATTATGATGTGAACTTTATTGTTCGTTTTGATACTTAGAACATATTTATACTAAAAGAGGAAGATTATTATGGCTTCAATTAAAGACTTATACGACAAATCAGATTTTTCTAAATATCCATTGGGTACTAAATTAGACAAAACACCAATCGAAGCGGATGGTGGTAAAGATTTGTCTAAAGATGAAAAGGCTCTTGAAAAAGCAAGAGGAGCTAAATTAAATCTGAAAAAATACTCAGATTCGGTTCAATACTAAACCAATCACTTTTGAGTTTATTAATCAATCATTTTAACAAATGGGGGTTTGTTCATATACCAAAAACTGGTGGAACAACAATATCTACTGTGCTTAGAACTCAACCAAATACAGAAGTGTTGGATTCTCACAATTCTATAAATAAATTATCTGATATAAATGGATATTATATATTTTCTTGTGTTAGAAATCCTTTTACAAGATTAGCTTCTACATATTATCACGAATGTAGAAAATCACAACAAATACCCTTTTCTAATTTTTTAAAAGAGATAGACAAGAATTATATATTATATCTTCCCCAAAGTTATTATTTAAAAACCGGTAAGGAACTTAATCAAAATATATCGTACATTTGTAGGTACGAAAATTTTATAAACGATTTTAAAAATGTACTTGATAAATTAAATATATCGAGTCAAATTCCTCACCTAAATCGTAATCCAATTTATGATAGACATCCAAACTTAAATCAAGAACAATATTATAAGTTTTTGTATCAAGAGGAGTGGATGAAAGATTGGGTACGAGAAAGGTACGAAGATGATTTCAAAATTTTTAACTATGACATGGACATATAAAGGAAAACTAATAACTGAATTATCAGACATGCCCGAAGATGTATTTGGGTTTATTTACAAAATAACAAATGGTAAAACTGATGAATACTATATTGGAAAAAAACAAGTAGTTTCAGTTCGTAAAAGAAATTTCGGTAAAAAAGAAATTGCTGCTCTTGAAGATAAGAGAATGAAAAAATACGAAATGGTTACCAAAGAATCTGATTGGAAAACATATCGTTCATCCAATGGAACAGTAAGAATGTGGTTTCACGAAAATGATAAAGCTCTTAAAGAAGATAGAAGAGATGATATCAATGACCAACTAAAATTAGAGATACTTCATTTTTGTTCAAATAAAAAATCACTTACATATTACGAACTACAAGAACAGTTTGCACATAATGTTCTTGCTGATGAAAATTCACTAAACGATAATCTTCTTGGAAAATTTTTTCGAAAAGATTTGGAATAATGGAAAATTTTTCGTATATTTGTATGTAACCCATTTTATAATAAAAAATATTTTATACTTTTATAAAATTTAAAAATAATTTGGATAATTAAAATATTATTCGTATCTTTGTATCAAGTAAAAAGTAACCATGCTTGCACATCACGATAAACAACAAGTTATAAACATCTTAGATGATGTCTTAGGACCAGGTACATCCATGAAAGGGGATGAACAAGCACATTACTGTCCTTTCTGTCATCATCACAAGAAAAAGTTACAGATAAACATACAGACACAAAAGTGGCACTGTTGGGTTTGTGATTCCAAAGGAAAACGAATCCAAAGTTTACTTAGAAGATTGCACGTTGATTCTCATAAGTTAAAAAAGATATACGAGATTTACGGTGATGATTATGTTGTATATAGTAATAATACCGAAGATGAAAAGGTAGAGTTAAGGTTACCTAACGAGTTTCGTTCACTATTAGAAGAACCAAAGGGATTAAACCCAACGTTCAGAAAGGTGAAAGAGTATGCACGAAAGAGAGGTATTACTCAAGGGGATATCAAACGTTATAACATTGGTTATTGCGATTCTGGTCATTATGCCAATCGTATTATTATTCCAAGTTATGATAACGATAATCGACTCAATTACTTCATCGCACGTTCTGTATTCGATGAGGAAAAATTTAAGTATAAGAATCCGCCAGTTTCGAAAAACGTTATCATGTTCGAAAACCAAATAAACTGGCAAGAACCTATTACCTTAGTAGAGGGAGTATTTGATGCAATGGCTGTGAAGAGAAATGCAATCCCTCTACTTGGTAAATTTATTCCAAAAACTTTAAACGATACTATATATAAAAAGGAAGTTAAAAGTATCAACATCTTACTTGATGAGGATGCACAAGACCAAGCGTTATATTACACTATGCAATTCCAAAATCAAGGAATCACTACAAGAAACATAAAACCATCAGATAAAGATGCTGGTGAAATGGGATTCTCCCAAGTTAATACAATTCTAAAAGAATCAAAACAAACAGGATTCGGTGATATTATATCACAAAAATTAAAAGGGTTATGAATAGATTAGTTGCGTATGGTTGCTCTTGGACAGAGGGAGAGGGTGCTGATGTTTCGATTGAATCAACTTTATCTGCAAATGAAAAAAGAAAGTTTAGAAATGAACATTCTTGGCCAAAACTTCTTGCAGATAAGTTAGAAATACCTTTGATTATAAATAAAGGTATTAGTGGTAATTCTAACAGAAAAATGTTTAATGATATTATAAAAGATGTTGAGTCTGGTAATATCACATCTTCTGATTTTGTGTGTATAATGTTTTCATCTTCTCTACGAGATTATGTTCCATTTTTACCAGATGGAGAATGGATTTCTTGGTCAGTTAAACATTTATTACAAACACCTGATAGATTTTATCATAGTTATGATGAACATGGTGTTTCTCGTTCTTTTAATGAATTCTTATCAAATTATAAAAAATATTTTGTTACTAATTTATTTTCACAAAACTACTATAACATAGTAAATCAAAATTATATAATTTTTTTACAACAAATGTTTTCTCATTATAAGATAAAGTATATTATGTCAGAGGGATTAGAGTTGATGGTGGATGGTGTAAATAAATTAGATGATAAGACTCACTTAATAAATTATAAAAACTATTTTGGTAATGGAAATTTAACTTTTAGAACATTTCTAAATACTTTAAAAAGAAATGATATTTGGGAAAAATTAGAAAATTACCAAGAAATAGCAACACAACATCCAAATAAAGAAGGATATAGAATTATATCAGATGAATTATATAAGTTCATCAACAAAAATAATATTTTATGATAATAAACAAGATTTACCATCTTGCAGATTTACACATTCGAAATCTCCAAAGGCACAAAGAATATAGACTAGTATTCAAAAAGTTCCTCAAACAAGTTAAAGAAGATAAGATAGAAGATTCTATCATTTATATAGCGGGTGATATTGCTCATGCTAAAACAGAGATGTCACCAGAACTCGTACAAGAAATCTCTTGGTTTCTAACTGAGTGCTCTAAACTTAGAGAAACTGTGTTAATCACAGGTAATCACGATTGTAACTTAAATAACTCACACAGATTAGATGTTCTTACACCGATTATTGACAACCTTAAAAATGATAGGATTCATTATCTTAGAGATACTGGCACTTATCATATTCATAACCTTACTTTTGTTGTCTACTCCATTCTTGATGACAAAGAAAACTGGCCCAAGGGAAATGATATAGAAGGAGAAAACAAAATTGTTTTATTCCATGGACCAGTAAACAAAGCACAGACCGATATTGGTTATACCGTATCATCCAACTCATTCCAAGTGGATATGTTTGATGGATTTGATATGGCCCTTTTAGGAGATATACACAAACGACAAACTTTTGGTGAAGGTTATGAGTGGGTTGCCTATGCGGGTTCAATGATTCAACAGAATCATGGAGAACTACTCGAAAATCATGGTTACTTATTATGGGATGTACCCACTCGCACCTTTACTGAACACCATATCCATAATGATTATGGATTTCTAACAGTTGATGTTGTTGATGGTGAAATACCACAATGGGTATATGATGAAGTTGGTACTAAACTTCCAAAGTTCCCTAGATTAAGGTTAAGGTTTACTAATACTGAAGCAAGTGATATGAAACGATGTATCACCGAACTTAAAAAGTTATTTAAAGTTGCAGAAGTTACGGTTACAAGAACAGATACCATAGGTCAATTAAAAACCAACACTAAGGTAAACAAAAACATCGTTGGTGATGTTAAAGATGAAACATTCCAAAACTCTTTAATTAGAGATTACTTAGAACGTCAGTATCTATTGGATTCAGATGAATTGGATAAGATTGCAGAAATCAATAAAGAACTCAATACACAAATAGATACATCTGATATTGCTGGTAACATTTTATGGACACCCAAGACCTTTGAGTTCTCTAATATGTTTTCTTATGGTGAAGATAACCTAATCAGATTTGATAAAGCACAAGGAATCATGGGTATCTTTGCTCCCAATGCTTCAGGTAAATCCTCAATGTGGGATGCACTCTCTTTCTGTATCTATGATAAAACTTCTCGTACTAATGTAGCAAAGAACGTTTTAAACAATCGTAAAGATAAGTTTTATTGTAAGTTTAATTTCGAGATAGATGGGGTAGATTATTTCATTGAAAGAACTGCTAAGTATGTTAGAAAGAAAACTGCAGTAAAGGTAGATGTAAACTTCTGGTCTGAAAGTGGTGGTATCATTACTTCACTCAATGGAGAACAAAGAAGAGATACAAACCAAAATATTGAAAAGTATTTAGGTAAGTTTGAAGATTTTGTTTTAACTGCACTATCTCTACAAGGAAACAATGCACTCTTTATTGATAAATCACAAAGTGAGAGAAAAGAGATACTCTCACAATTTATTGGAGTAGATATCTTTGATAAGTTGTATCAAAGAGCAAGTGATGAGAATAGGGATAATGCAACACTTATCAGAAAATTCAAGTCCGATGATTTTACGACAAAGTTAGCGGAAATCGACACACAACTTAAAACCGACAAAAACGAATACAAACTTTTGGAGATGTCTCAAAAGGCTCTGAAAGAAGAAGATGATATCCTTAATAGACAGATTATTAAACTAAACGAGAAAATCGTAAAGTTAAATGCGGATAGTGGTGTTTCGATAGATGAGTTAGAAAAAAGATTGAATAACCTCGAATCCAAAAAGGGAGAACTTGAAACCACAAAACAATCTATACAAGAAAGAATCGAATATCGTGAGGAATTACAAATTACCCTTGATGAAATCCTTGACCAATTCGATGAAGAAGATTTAGAAGTTGGGATTAAAAATTTAAAAGATTCAAAAGATAGATTAAGAGATGTAGAATCAACGATAGATAAATTGCAAGTAAAGTTAGATTCTTTGTATGAAAGAAAAGAACATTTAGATTCTCACAAATATAATGAAGAATGTGATATCTGTATAGAAAACTCTCAAACAATATTAGAACAAAAAGAAAAGGTAGATTTTGATATAAAAGAATATGAATCTATATTACAAAAAGAAAATGAATCGAAATTACATTTTAATTTAGATATTGAAACTTTATCCAAATACGAAGAAGAATGGGAAAAATATCAAGATGCTAAAGATAAAGAAGATAAACTCGATAGAGAGATTTCTCAACTTATTAACAAGTTATCAACAACAGAAACAGAAGAAATTCGTTTAGATACTCAAGTTACACAACAAAAACAACTAATTGATGAGTATTACAAGAACGAAGAACAAATAAAAACCAATAAAGAAATTCGAGAACAAATAACCGCAGTACGAGAAAAACAAAGTGGTGTTAAAGATGAATTAAAACGAATAAATTCAGATGTTCTAAAATTAAATGGTAAAGTATCTGCTCTTCAAAACCAAAAAGAAACAATAGAAGATAGAATCCAAGAAGTTAAGAATTTAGAAGAACAATCTAAGTTATTCGATTATTATCTAAACGCACTTGGTAAAGATGGTGT